CAACCTCGTGAGAGGTAGGTCTTTCCAAATCGGAACCAATGGTTCTACCACAGGTTTCGTAAGGAAATATGGACTGAAGCTTGTGCGGCCAATTGGGGAAGCATGATTTCTCATGCTGCTTCAACCGTTCCGCAACTGCACCAGGACCATGCTTAAAGCCAATACCTAGACCAGATGATTCTAAATGCTCAGAAAAAGCAATAGGATCAAATGAATCAAAGGTACTGAAAATAAGATCAGCAACTTGCTGAATCTTATTGAGGAGGCGAATGTCTTCAATCTTAGACTGATTATCAACATTTTCATTACAGAAAGGTAATGAGAATTGAAGATCATCATGCCTATGATAAAGGTAATTGACAGCTTGCACAAGGTGCAATCTGTCTAATCCCGTTGACGTTTCGCTATCGACTCTATCAGATCTGATATGGCAATCAAAAGATTCGTCCCCCCTTTGGGGGACAAAATCAAAAGAATGCTGATCAGAACACTGATCATCCCAGTTACGGTGATGATCTCCGGAATATAATGCTGATCCAAATAGGTCAGAATTTGTTCCGTAGTTAGAGGCGACCAGGCAGTCAGAGTCCCACTGAAGTGTAGGATTCCTAAGCTTGCGTTCGATGTCATGGTATTCTCCGACTTTCGCTTGAACGCGATCATCAGAGCAAACCAACTCTATTCTCTTGCCCACGACAAGAAGTTGTCGTAGGAAGAATAGAGCGTTAACATCTACCTCATGCTTTAAGCAAGAGCTTTTGTCAAAGATGCGCAGCCAGAGTCCCGAAAACAATTTCGGCACTCTGGTCTTAGAAGAAACCATTTTTGAGAATGGGCCTCTAAGATTAAGGCGCCCAGATTCTAGAGCCTCTAATAAAAGAGATTCGAGACTGGGGAGGTCAAGTGTAAATACACCTAAACCTCTAGATTGACAATAAAGGGTGAGCCTATCTAAATCTTTAGAAAGACTTTCCTTTAGCTCCGGGTACGTCAGAGAGATGTCCGTAAGGATACCCTCTGTGACATGGAGTAGAGCATTAACTTGGCTTTTCATCTTAGTTCCTTTATTGAAGGAAGTATAGATCCAAGCCACAGGTCTGCTCAGTTGTCGCTTTGAGTTTCTCTCTTAATGATAAGCTTCAAAAGCTTTAAGAGAGCCCTTTTTAGGAGCTCCTTAATCATCATTAAGACTCAAAGTTCATCAGCTGGTCGATTTTCGCACTCGTCAAGAATGCGTAAAGACCAAGCGCTACGTTCCTCGGATCAACAGTGGTATCCCCCTGTTGATTTTCGATGACCGTATACACTTTCCGAACAACAGAAAGTGTAGCAGGCGCCACCGGAAAAACCGTATGGATAAGTTCGACGTTGTGACGATCAATCGACACACCTCGCTTCTTATCTGTATATCGGGAATTCCGGATGTTGAGGCGAAATTCTTCGGTCGAAGTACGAAGAAGGTATTCAGAAGAATACTTATCTTGGTTAATTCGAACAAGATTTTTCGCAACAGCATTGATGGTGACTACTGACGGATCTGCAAACATGGTACTACTCCTATTCTAGCTTCACCAGCACCATTGCTGGTTGTGACTGGGCTTATAATAGCCTCGTCACTGCTAACGAAGCTAGGATGCCCATTTGATTCCCGCTGAGAAACGGGAAATGAGCAGTAGGAAAAACAGATACGGGTGTGCGTTGTTTGACTTCAATTTCGTAAGAGCCACCAGCAAAATAGTGGTCTCTTATTTTCATTGGGTCAACTTTAGCATACGCCGTCTCGTGCCTCATGATCGAAAGACCATCGAGAGTAGCTGGGACAATATTACGGTGCGCATATAAAAATGCGGACACGTTAAAGCCCCAATCTACAAGCCAAGAGAAGGGAATTAATTCCCAAACAGTAGCGGCATCAACAGTGAAGCCGAGAACTGCTCTCTTAGCTAGCGCGATGACTTGGGCAGTGGGCA